CCAGCCCGAGCTGCTCAATTGCATGGGCGTGCAGACCGACGAGGTGCGCGAGGTCGCGCAGCGCTGCGAGATCATCAGCCTGCCCGCGCTGGACGCTGACCTGGAGGCCTATCTGGCGCTCAAGTTCAGCCGCGCCGGCACCAAGCTGGCCGATGTGATGGCGCCAGATGCCATCGACGCCATCCGCGCCCGGCTGGTGGACACACGCGGCAGTCGCGGCGCCGTGCGCGTGGCACGGTCCATGTGCTACCCGCTGGTGGTCAACAACCTGACCATCCGCGCCCTGAACGCCGCCGCCGTCGCGGGCATGCCCCGCGTCGACGCCCAAGTGATTGCGGGGTGCTGACATGAAAACCACCCCCACACCGCACAAGTACGCACCCCACATCATCCCGGTACCGGTGCCGCGCACCTGGAAGGACCGTCTGGTCGACGCGCTGGCCCTGGTCAGCCTGGTGGCCGTGGTCGCCGCCGTCGCCGTCATCTGGCTGTCGGTGGCCAGCAGCCTGGACATCTCGGCGCGCGAGAGCAACGACGAGCTGGCCAGCGCCTACGCGCTGGGCCGGCACGTCGGCCAGACCGAAGGCCGCGCCGCCGCGCTGGCCGATGTGCAGGCCGGCAAGATCGGCCAGGCCGATCTGTCCACCGCCTGCACCGCCTGGTGGTTCGACCCCGCCGCCGCGCAAGCCACCCTCACCAGCGGCAGCGCCACCCCCGCCACCCGTAGCCGCCTGTGCGGAAAGTGGGGGCGGCCATGAGCGACCCTCTGTTCCGCGACATTCCGCAAATTCCGACTCGCCACGTCAGGCGCGAACTGGTTCGAGCCTCCCAGATCACGCCGGCCAAGCACCTTGGCATTGGGCAAACCGAAAACGGCGAATTTGTGGTGGTCTCGCTCAAGACCTTGGAGGGCGAGACCATCGGGATGTACCTGACGCACACGCAGGCGATGCAGTTGTCCCTCGACCTGGGCAGGCTTTCAGTACAGGCGTTCGACTGCCAGCAACTGGCCGCAGCCGCCGTGCGCAAAGCCGCTGGCAAGGCAGACGGGGAGGTGCAGCCATGAACGCCGCCCCCTTCGCGCGGCTGCTCGACCAGATTCAGAAGTCCACCGTGGCAGTGGTGGACCTGACCGTCGCTGGCTTTGATGTGCGCCGGGTCGAAGTGGACGCCGCCGTGAGCCGAGCGGTCATCGAGTTGGCCGAGCCAAGCGCCCAGGCCCGCGAGTCTGTACTGACCGCCAGATTCACGTTCCGCGCGCCGACTGACGGTCTGGGCGCCTCGCAGATGTGGGGACAGACAGACTACGGCGGCTGCGCGGTGCAGTGGCCCATCAACGACCAGTCCGGTGCTGCCGCGCCGCCACGCAAGGCAGGTGCCGCATGAACGCCCTCAAACGCCTCTTGCCCCCGCGCCCGGCCAGCGCCTACGAGTGGGCCTGCTGGGTGGTCTACGTGGCCGCCGGCGTCGTCATGGCGCTGGACCTGTTCGTCTGGCGCCCGAACTGACGTGGACCAACTGGCCCTGCCGCTGCCCGCCGCGCCCGACGTGGCCCTGTCTGCCCTGGTGGCCGTGCTCAGCCGCGACCACCGGGGCAAGGGCCACGGCATCAGCGCCCACGCGCTGGCCACCAAAGTGGGCATTGCCGAGCGTGGCCTGCGCACGCTGGTCTCCAAAGCCCGCGAGCAAGGCATCGGCATCGTGGCTACGCCGGAGGACGGCTACTACATCGCCACCGCCCCGGACGAAATCGAGCAGTGCTGCGCCTTCCTGCGCAGCCGCGCAATGCACAGCCTGCACATCGAGGCGCGCCTGCGCCGCATCCCCTTGCCCGAGTTGCTCGGGCAGCTTCGCATCACCTCCTGAGGAATCACACATGAGCCCCAATCCAGACATTGCCCTGCTGCAAAAACACGCCGCCGCCCTGAGTCAATCGCGCGACGAGTTGTCCGCCCTGTTCCTGATGCTGCAAACCCAACTGGACGCCGTCAAGGCCGACAACATGCCCCAGATCAAGCAAGTTGCCCGCCGTGTCGCACGGCAGCACGGCGAGTTGGTCGACCTGATCAAAGCCCACCCGGACCTGTTTGTGCAGCCCCGCAGCTACGTGGTCGAAGGCATCAAATTCGGCATGCAGAACCAGAAGGGCTCGCTCGAATGGGAAGACGACGCCAAAGTCTGCAAGGCAATCCGCCGGCTGGCTGACCTGGGTGAGTTGACCGACGAGCAGGTCACCCTGCTGATCGACACCACCGAAAAGCCGGTGGCCACCACACTGCGCCAGCTCGACCCAAAGCTGCTCAAGAAGCTGGGCGTCAGCATCGAGGGCGAAGGCGACGCGCCGCTGGTCAAGAGCGTCGACAGCAGCATCGAGAAGGCCGTCACCGCCGTCATCAACGCGGCCATCAAAGAAGCCAACGCGGAGATGGCGTGATGACCGTCCAAACCGTCAAGCTGACCGCCGCGCTGGCGCAGCGGATTGGATATCGCAAAGCCGTGCCGCCCGAGCCCAAGGCTTACCCGCAGTGCCGCAATTGCGCCTCGTTTGCGTACGACCACGACGACTACATGAACGCCAAGGGCCAGGTTGCCTTTCGCAAGAGCAACACCCGCTGCGCCCTGCACGGCCTTGGCACCACCGCCGGGTATGTCTGCGACAGCCACGCCTTTGCCCGCGCCGACAGGTCCAACAAGTGAGCAACCGCGCCAGCGAGCGCGGCGGGGATCAGCGCGCCAGTGCCCCGGAGCAAAAAACCCGCGCACGCAGCGATGGTTCGCCTCCCTTTCCGGCCAGGCGCTGCGCGCTGGCCCCGAGCGAGATCGGGGCACCCCCAATGCACCAGACCAAGGAGCGCCAGATGTCCACCGCCAGAATCAGCCGCGTGACGTGCAGTGCCGTCGGCTGCGCCCGCACCAAGGGACTGCACAGCCTGTGCTGGACGCATTGGCTGGCGGCGCCGCTGGCGCTGCGGCGCGACGTGTGGTGGTACCACAACCGCGACGAGAAGTACGGCAACGGCGAGCCGTCGACCGCCTACACCACCGCGCTGGCCAAGGTGGTCGCTGCGGTGAACGAAAGCGCCTTGCGCGACGCGAAACAGGAGCCGGCGCAATGAGCAGCCTGACCAGCGACGTGCGCGCATTTTTCGAGGCCAACCCGGACGAGGCGCTGACCACCGCTGACGTGGTGGCCAAGTTCGCGCCGGACCGTCTGCCCAAGCACATCTACCACCACCTGCGCTACCTGCGTGTCAGCGGCTGGATCGCGCTGCAACTGGGCGAGGTGGCCAACGGCAGGGGGCGCCCCGCCGGGCTCTGGATCGCCGGTCCACGGCTGCGCCCCAGCGACAACACCGAGGGCATCGACGGCTGGCTGGTAGCGGTGTATCAGCAGGCGCGGCGCGAGCCCGTACAGGTCGCCGTGCCGGGCGCTGGCCGGCTCGAAATCCGGGTGCTGCCGTGAGCGCGGCCCGTTCCGAGCACCCCGGCGACGCCCAGCGCCGCCGCGACCTGGCGCGCATCCACATGGCCAAGGCGGCGCTCAAACTGGGCGAGGACGAATACCGCGACCTGCTGCACACGCTGACGCGCGAGAGGAGCGCCGGGGCCCTGGACCACACCGGGCGCCAGACGGTGATGGCGCATCTGGCGCGGCTGGAGCAAGCGCACGGCATCAAGCCCACCCGCCCGGCACAGCCGGTCAAGAAGAGCACCGCTGCCAAGCCGGACTGGCAATGCCCGCGCTACGGCAAGGCCCGCAAGCTGTTTGCGCTGCTGGCCGCTGCCGGCCAGGTGGAGCACGCCAGCGACGCAGCGTTCCACGCCTGGGTCAAGCGCCAGACCCAGATGGAGCACTGGCGCTTTTGCACCGTGCCCCACCGCAACACCGTGATTGAGTCGCTCAAGGACTGGTGCGACCGGGCCGGGGTGGCGCGCAAGTGAACGCGACCGCCACCCTGGCCATCGAGGCCTATTTTGGCGAGCACTACCCGGAGGTGTGTCAGGAGATGGCCACCGAGCTGTTCATCCAGCTCACCGAGCAGCCCGAGCTGAAGGGCGTACCGCAAGAGCGGCTGGCCGCGATGGCCTTTGCTGCGACCGAGCAAGTGCGCCACGCGCTGGGTGGGGCCAATCTGTACGTGCCGCGCGGCACCAGCTACGAGTGTTCGCGGCGCGACCTGGAGATCTTCGCCGCGTTCCGGGGCAACAACTACGACGTGTTGGCGCGTCAGTACGGCTTGACCGAAATGCGCGTGCGGCAGATCATCACGCGGTGCCGCCGCGCCGAGCTGGCCCGCCGCCAGGGCGATCTGTTCGCCGCGTCCGCGCCGGTGGCCAACAGCCCGAAAAAAGCCGCCTGACCAGGCCGCCCGAAAAACAGGCCCTAGAAGCCGCGATCAGCCCGGCAGGCTATACAGACCCCAGAAATCGAATTGAACACATTTGAACAGGGGTCTGGCGCGTCCTGCGGGCAAAAAAGCCGGGCGCACCAGGTCTAAATCGCAGCCGGGCGCCAAAACCGGAAAATCCAGCCCGCATTTCCTAAAATTTTTTAGTGAGTGGGCACGCGAGCGCGTCGGCAAAGTGCAGGGCATGGACACACCTGCCGCCCAAGCCTTCCCGCCCATCGAGATTTTCCGCGCTGGCCGCCAGACCGACATGGCCGCGCGCGTGCGCGAATTCACCGTGCCGCAGCTGCAGGCGATTGCCGCCAGCTACGACCCGGCCAAAGGCGAGGCGCCGATTGTCATCGGCCACCCCAAAGACACCACGCCGGCGCATGGCTGGATCAAGTCCCTGCAGGTGGTCGGCAACAGCCTGTACGCCACCCCACACCAGGTCAACCCGGCGTTCGCGCAACTGCACCGCAGTGGCGCCTACAAGAAGCACTCGGCTGAGTTCTACGCCGAAGCCAACCCCTACAACCCGACCCCCGGCCAGCTCTACCTGAAGTCGGTGGGATTTCTGGGCGCCCAGCCGCCTGCCGTCATGGGCCTGCGCGATGCGCAATTTGCCCAGGGCGACGGCGAGGTGATTGCCTTCGAGCAAGCCGCACCAGGTCAGCCCGGCGCGCTGGCGCAACTGCTGCGCGGCGTGCGCGAGTTCGTGCTCGGCAAGCACGGCGCCGACGAAGCTGACCGACTGATTCCGAACACCGTGATTGACCAGGCCGCCGCGCCTGACCCCGCATTTGCCCAGCCGGCCACCCCAGGCCCAACCACCCACGAGGACGACATGGACGCTGCACAAGCCAAAAAACTGGCCGATTTGGAGGCCGACAACGCACGCCTGAAAGCCGAGGCCGATGCGGCCAAGGCGCAGGTCCTGAGCTTCGCCCAGGCACAACTGGCCGCGACCCAATCGGCCAACGTCGCGTTTGTCGACGACCAGGTCAAGGCCGGGCGGGTATTGCCCGCAGCCCGCGCCCAGATGGTGACCGTGCTGAACGCGCTGTCTTCCGCTGGTGAATCTGGCGTCATCAGCTTCGCTCAGGCCGACGGAACCGCCGCCAAGCTGAACGCCGCCGACTGGCTCAAGGCTCAGGTATCAGCCGCCCAGCCCCTGATCAGCTTCGGCCAACACGCCGCTGGCGACGTGGTCACGACCAGCACCGTCGGCGCCAACGCCGACGACCTGGCGCTGGACAAAGCCGCCCGCGCCCACATGGCCGCCCACCCGACCGTCAGCTACGCCCAGGCGCTGTCTGCCGTGGTCGTGCTCAACGGCCCCGAAGCCGCCTGACCGCTTAGCCCCACCGAGGAACCCAGACCATGATGACCGACGCACAAATCCGCCTGAACCAGAACCCGGTCCTGACCCAGCTACTGCTGGGCCTGGGCCAGGGTGATTTCATCGGCGAGGCACTGTTCCCGCGCCTGCCGCAAGCGCTGTCTGGCATGCAGTTGGCCAATGCGGGCGATGCCCACATGCGCCTGTATGACCTGAAGCGTGCCCCCGGCGCCGCGACCAAGAAAATCAACATCGACTACAGCGGCACCACCTACACGATCAAGAACTACTCGGTGGACATTCCCATCCCGCGCGAAAAAATCCGCGAGAGCCAGAACGGCGCCCGGCTGAACCTGACCGGCAACCTGGAGCTGTCGCGCATCGCCATGAGCACGGCCTCTGCCGTGCTGGCGCTGGGCTACGAGTACGAGTGCGCGCTGGCCGCCACCACCAGCGGCAACTTCGCTGGACAGGTCACCGCGCTGTCGGCCGGGGCCAAGTGGAGCGCCTCCACCGGAACGCCGGTCACGGACATCCTGGCCGCCGCCGAGGTCATCCGCAAGAAGACCGGCAAGCGGCCCAACACCCTGACGCTGTCTGCCGACGCCGCGTTCTGCCTGAAGCAAAACGCCGAGGTGCGCGGCTACCTGCCCGCCAACCAGATGGGGCCGGCCACGATGGACCAGCTCAAGACCATCCTGAATGTCGAGCGCATCCTGATGGGCGACGGCATCTACCTGAACGACGCCGGCACCGCTGTGGACATGTGGGGCAACAACGCCATCCTGTCCTACGTGCCCAAGATGGGCGGCGCCAACGGCGACATCAACATGGCCGAGCCAGCCTTCGGCTTCACCAGTGTGATGGAAGGCCACCCGTTTGCCGAGAGCCCGCGCTACGACGGCGACAGCAAGAGCTGGATTTACGGCGCCACCTTCGAGCGCTCGGTGAACATCGCCACGCCCGCCGCCGGCTACCTGTTCCAGAACCCGAAGTAAGCCACTGACCCCATACACCCCAGCCAAGAGGCCGAACCCGGCGCTGGTGACAACACCAGCGCCGGGGGGCTAGAGGCACCAGGAGAACCGCCATGCGTTTGATTGCCACCGCCCTCATCATCGGCTTCGTCGCCGGCCAGCGCACCGAGTTTGCGCCCGGCGACGAGCTGGACCCCAAAGCGCTGGGCTGGTCCAAGCGCGACATCGACGAGCTGCTGGAAACCGGCGCCCTGAAGGACACCGACGCTGAGGCCGCTGCCGCCAAAAAAGC